CAGATCGCTTTGTTGAGCATGACCGCCATAGTCGGCTCGGGCTGGCCGAATGCGCCAGCCACCAAGCCTCCGGCGGTTTGCGTGGTGAGCGCCATGGCTCAGGTGATCGTCGTCGCCAGGCTGAACGAAGCCGGGTAACGAAGGCCCACGTCCATGCTGACAATCGCGCGCACACCCAAGATGCCGGCCTGGAAGTTCGCGTACGGGTTGACCTCGATTTCGAGGACTCCCCATTCGGCCACAACCACCTGCGACCAGTCGCCGAACAACATCGACGCTGCCGCGATCTGGTTCGTGCCATAGGCCTGGAACCCCTGCATCGTGCCGTCCCACACGTTGCCCTCCCACAGCGGCGAGGCTGTCGACGTGTACTTGACGCGCTGAATCATCAACGCAGCCACGGCCGGGGTGGTGACATAGCCGCCCTGAGTGGGCATCACGTTCGCAGTGGCGACGTCGGTCTGGAACTCCAGGATGCCCGCGAAGTTGAGCGAAGTTCCAGTGACCGACCCGATACCGGCCGTTGCCGTGATACCCGTCGGCTGGCCGCTTGCACCAGTACCGCTCAGCGCGCCGAGGTCGTACGCGAGAGACGTGACGGTAGCCAAGTCGCTCGTGACGATCCCCTCCGCATCCGGGCTCGATTGCAGGAGCAACTGCCGCGAAATCTCGGTGTATGCTCCGACGGTTTTCGGGCTCAACGCCATCTGAGCGAACACCTGCTGCGATTCGGTGATGGTCGAGGCTTCGTTCGCCAGCCAAACCGCCGTAGCCGCCGCGGTTTGCTTCGGCACCGTGACGTTGCCGACCAGGCCGGACAGACGACGTGCGCCCATGCGATACACCACCGCGCGATTGCGGAGCATCTCGATGAAGCTCATGTTGTTCGTCTCGACCAAGAAACCGCCAGCGGTCGTCGTGCCCACCGTCAGGTCGCGTCGCGCAGTGCCGAGCATCTCGCCGCGGTACCGGCCGGCGCCAAACGTCTGCCCGCTCCGGATGGCGTTCTGCCGTTCCTGCACTTCATACGGGACGTAGAACCGATTCGGGTCGACGACTTTGTTCATGCGTTTGGCGACTTCGCGCGAGCACTCGAGTTCGAATCCGGCGTTCGTCCAGTTCTTGTCCGCGGTCGCCTGAATCGCTTTGAAGAGCGAAAAGTTCTGCGCCTCGCTGTCGCTCAAACCAAGCGCCGCGACGGACTTGGTGTCCTTGTTGCGCTTCTCCTGGATTTGCAGAATCTCCTCCGCGATCTCCTCCATCGGAAGACCGGTGCCGATCCAGTGCTCACGGATGTTGTCGTCGATCTTGTTCGACTTGCACATTACCGTGATGCCACGTACTCGAGCTTTTTCCAGGTCCATCGCAGACGGGCCTTGTTTGGGCTGCGCGGCTGCGCGGTTCTGGGCTTCGTTTTCCGCGACAACGCCCGCGGCGGCTTGGTTTTCAGCCATGGTGGCTTTCTCCTTTGGTGCTGCGGGTGCAGCGGGTTGACGAACTTCTTGCGGCAATGCCTCGGCGGATTCCAGCGCCCTCCCCACGCCCACCGACGGATCGGCGGGCACGGTGACGAGTGAGTTTTCGAGCGGCTCCCAGTCGACGACTCGATAGATCGGCGGCTTGTCTTCCGCTCTTTCAATCGGCCCGGCGGATTCATCGAGCGCGCGCTGAAACGCCTGCAAGTCGCCGCCAATCTCGCGGCCGTCGCGTACCTGACGGTGATCTTTCAACAGGCGCTCGAATGTCCTGCCATCAATCTCGCGCTCGATCTTCTCGCCGCTTTTCTTGGTCGTTTGCTCGATGATGTTGTGGATCTGATACCCAACGCTGGCCTTGGTCAGCGTCTTGGATTCGATGAGCGCCACCGTATCGCGGGTCGCCTGCGTCGCCTGCGGGATCGAGATTTGCCCGCGCAGCACTCCGTCTTTCTCGGCGCGCACAGACCCGGGCATGTGGCGGCCGCGGAGGTCGTTCCAGTTGTGGTTGAACAGCACGGGGCCGCCGTCGCCATCATTCAAGCGACCGAGCCGAACGCCCTTCATGTCGAGCACCTCGATCCCCCACCATCTCTCGTAAGGCATTTCGCTAGCGAACGCCATCTCGACAATGAGATCACCACTCGCTGCGTCGCGCTTGTGGCTCTGTCCGATTGAGTAGACTCGATCCATTTGATGATGGTCCTTTAGGCAACAGCGCGCAGACGACCAGACGCGTTCGGATCGGCGTTCGGATCGGCGTTGGCGTTTGAATTGGGATCGGCCTGTGGCGTCGCTGGCGACGCGGCCGCCTTTGCCGCAACTTCAAGTGGGTCTTGCACCGTCGTGTCGACTTCAATCCCGGCCGCTTCGAGCATGTCCAACTCGCGGCGACGCGTCGCAATTACGTCCTCGATGTCACGCCCGTCGGCGGTGGCCGCGATCACATCGGTGATCGTCGTCAGACCCGCCTTGATCGCTTCCTTGTATGCGTTCACCTCTTTCGTCGGGTCGATCCAACTCCACCCGCGCGGCTTGAAATGCACCGCCTCGAACTTGCGCATGTCCGCCGCGTAGTCATTGAGATTGATCGCGGGGATTGCGCTGGCGAGCACGGCCTGCTGCAGGAACAGCTTGTGCAGCGGGCTTCTGAAATTCCGAATCCACCAGAGCTGAATCACCTTGTAGAGGTCGCGGTCCTCAAGCAAGGCAAGTCGGCTCGACGAGTAGTTGCTCTGCGAATAGTCCCGGCTGATCGACTCGTAGCTCACGCCGAACCCGGCCGCCATCTCTCGGAGCATGTGGCGCAGGAACGCATCCAGGTTTGCGTTCGGTCGGTTCGGCGCATGGAAATCGAATTCCTCCCCGGGGTTCAGCTCCTGAATCGTCAGGGGTTCAATGTCCATCTGCTGCTTGCCGTCGGTTTCGGTCGCAGTGACAAGCGGGTTTGTCCCCTCGGGAGTTTTGATCGTGCCGAAGTAGTACGAAGATGCGCGCACCGCAGCAAGCTCGCCCGCCGTAGCCTCGTTCATGTCGTCGATCTTGCGCAGTGCCGTGTGCATCCACGGCTCACCGCGGGTTTGGGGCCAGCGGTTGATCACGCGCAGGTGGAACATTTCCGCCGCTGGCACGCGTTCATAGCGGTCCAGGCGGCTCACCTTGAATCGGATATCCCCCGGATGCTGGGTGCGCACCCAGTAAGCGATCGCGCGACCGAAGTCGTCGACCTCGATCCCCATCTTCATGAACGTATTCGGCCCGAGCGATCCAGGCTCGGCGAATTCGTGCGCGATGCGCTCGGGTTCGATCAGCTCGAGGGCAAGTGGAACTTCCGATCCGCCGAATTTGCTGAGGTGGATGCGGATGAAACATTCGCCCGTCTCGAACACCTCGCCCATGGCGGCGCGCTCGAGATCATGGAAATGGAGAGCCCCTCCGGTGTGGCAGTATTCGGCGCACGCCCATTCGCAGAATGCCTCCTCGATCGCCGAGTTGATGTTTGCCCGCAACTCACCGCGGGCGCCCATCACCTGCGACTGCATCCCGACTCCGGAGCCGATGATATTGTTTTGCACGACCGTTTTCGCGCGTTTGGCGTAGCTCGAATCCCGCACCATCTGGCGCGAGCGCGAACGCAGCGCGGTCAGAGAAGTTTGCAGTTCCGCATCCGCACTCGTGCTGCTCGCCCCGAACCCTCCCGTCGTCCGCGAGCCCTTGGCGGAGGAATACATCCGCCGCCCCCCACCAGTCGGCGGGGCCGGGCGGATGAATGCCGCAATCCGCTCGCGCAGGGTCGGCTTACGCACGGTTCAGCCTAACGTACACTTTGCGGCGACTCCCCAGCCCAGCAGCCATAGCCAGAGCGTCTTCTTCGCGCTTGACCTCGTTTTGCCAGTAGTTGACGACAGCGATGATTTCCGCGGGCGAGTTGAACGTGTAGCTTCGATCGCCGATGGTGTAGCTCTTGGTCGTGGGCGTCCACGCAGCCATCGCGGCCTTCGCCGCTTCGAGCGCGATTTGTGCGTCGGAACGGGTATCAAGCGCGCCCGCAGCCGCGGTGCGCGGGTCGGGGGTGATCTCGACCGTGCCAACCGCGACGTCATAGACCTCCGCCGCTTTCTCGACCCAACTGGCCCACGAATACACCCCCGCGGCCCAGGCGGCGGTCGTCACCGCGGTAGCCTGCGTACGGTGCAGCGTTGGGTCGGCACTGTCCGGCGCTCCGGTCAGAGTGATGGCTGAGCCACTCACACGAGGGATGAGCCGATGCTTGAGCACCCACGACGCATTCGCCGGGTAACTCGGCACCGAGGTGGTGAAATTGAGCGTCGTCCCTGCTGTGAGGGTGGTTGCGTCCATTACCCAGGACTGTCGCGGGGCGGCGCGGACAAATTAAGGCGGGAAGATGTCCGAGTGGAAAGGTCCTGCAAATCACCCGAGTCTGCCCGGCTTAGCACCGCCGCCAATCAATCCGGATGGCGCTGGGGTTGCATCCAATACCAGCGGATGCGCCACGCCTGCCAAAACGTGCGCAACCGGCTCGCCGATGAGCGCGCCTACCGCGGCATCCCCATCAAGGCGCCCCGCAGCGGCCTCCCCATCAAGGCGCCCCGGGCCGCCCATCAGGTTGCGCAATACGTCCGCCACCGGCACGCCGGCCAGCAATGCCAGGTCGACTTGCTCGACGGTCGCGCCGAGGCGCTGCAACGAGTCGGCGGTGAAGATCGCCGCCGCCATGGTGTCGTAGAGCCATGGCAGGCGAGTCGCCAGCCGCGTGAGGTCTGGCGTGCTTGCCGCTACCTGCCGTGCGGTGGTTTGCAGGGCGCTGCGCAGCGGGGGGTCGTCGACCGAGCTGACAACAGTCGGCGGCGGCATCGGCCTCGGCAGCGCTCGAGTCTGGTCTGCGGCGCGTTGCAGCGCCTGACGCAGCACGACCTGGGCAGCGCTGACCAGTGGGATCGCATCCGCCTGCGTTGGCGGCGGGAACAGCCGCGCGATGGTCTGCTGCTGCGGCGTGAGTAGAGGCCCCGCAGCCTGCCGCACCGTCGCGCTGATGGCGGATTGCAGCGGCGGGGCATCGGCCACCGACGCTGGCGGCATTTGCGGCGCGCGCAGGCGCGGCAGATCCACCGCCGACGCGGCGGTTTGCCGGAGCACAACGTCTGCCGCGCTGCGCAGGCCGAGCGGGCTGTCTCGCCCGATCGGGAAAATCTGCGCCAGCAACCGCGTGAGGGTGGGCGACTCGCCGCGCGGTTGGGCGTTGACGAACGCGCTGAACGACCGGATCGTCAACACATCGTCGGCGACCGCCGCGCTTTGCGGTGGCATGGCCGGCGGCGCCAGCCTGGTCAGATCTGCTGGCGGCCCGCCTTCAGCACGCAGCGGCCGCCGCTGGTACAGCGCGTCCGGGAGTGTTGGCGGGGGCGGCGGGGCGCCAGCCGCCAACAGGAGGGACATTTACAGCCCGAAAAGCATCACATCGCGCGCGACGAAGTTCTCACCAGGCCAACGAGCATTCAGCGCCGCGACCAGGGAGTCCTTGACCTGGCCGATGTAATCTTGCTCGTTGCGCGCGCCGATCACGTCGACCGGGATTTTCGCCGACCGGAGCGTGACGCCCTCCATGATGGAGCACTCAAACATCGCGGTCACGAAGTAGTTGACCGAGCCCTGCGGGTGGCGGACGATGCCGCTCAATGTCGCGAGGGCTCGGGCTTTGTGCGGATTCGCGCTCATAGTACGTTGCCTCCCCGGAGGTCGCCAGCGGTGAATGTGGGGTCGCCAAACCGATCGGCGATATAGGCCGCGCAAACGTCTTTGTTCGACGCGTTGATTTCGCCGTCCGTGGCCTGCAGGCTGATCGTGTTCGTGGTGCTGCCGGTCATCTCGCCATCGAATTCCCCACCGTTGACGTAGGGCTCGCTGAATTTGAAATGCAGCGCGTAGAACAGCGGCATGTTTGGTGTCAGGTCAGGATTCGTGAGAATGAAATCCGCCTTCGCCAGAATCGGGAACCCCGATGCTCCGTTTTGAGACATTGCTTTTTCCTCCTTTACGGGCCGATGAAATACTGCGCACTCACGCGCCAAATAACCCCCGTGGTCGCTGGGCAGACGATAGTGACAGCGGTCGCCGCAGCTACCGCTTTGATAGGCACCGCGGGTGCGATCTGCCTCACCACTTGCGTTCCTTGCAGGGCGGCGTCAGCCGGCCAGTCAATCGTCGGGGTGCCTGGAATGTTCGTTGTCGTCACGAGCACAGGCGTCGCCGCGGCGGTGAGCAGCGCGGTCGCGGTCTTCGTGATTTCGATGTAGGTGATGTACTGGAACAATCCCGCGGCTGGCGCAGCGAGCGTGAGCGTCACCGCAGCCGCAGCCGCGCCGGTCTGTGTGCCGCCGGATGTCGACCCGGCCGGGAGTGATGTGCCGCTCATTGAAAATATCCGTCCACCATGGCCGTGCCACGGATGATCTGCGACGCAGTCGCCGTGCCGATCGGAATCTTGAGGATGATGTGGAAAAACCTGCCCGGCTGCACCACGTCGGGGACGCGCGGCGAATAGTTCAGCACGCCGTTGTCGAACATCCCACCCGGCGGCGTGCCGATCACGGCACTCATCGCGCCGATGCTCTTTCGCATCGGCGTATAGGGCGCCGCGGTTGCGAGTGAAACGGCACTCGAATTCGCAGCGATACCCCACTGCAAAACCGTCGCCGTCGTCGCGACCGCGATCGCCTGAATCCATGCCGCGATCTGCACGCTCGTCACGTACAGCGTGTATGGCGTCGGATTCGTGAAGCCGAATAGTGCGTAATCAGTCTCGGCACCCGCCACCGCCGCGAACTGCCACTGCCCGCCGAGGGTGTTGTACCCGGCCGCGGTGTTGCTGAGCGTCGCACTCGCTGGTGCCGCGCTGTTGGCGTAGTTCGCGAGCTGAAGAAACGTCGTCGGGCTCGTCAACGCGTTGTAGCCCATGCCCGACATCGCATCGTAGTGCGAGCGCTGCGACCATGCGTCGAGCAGCACCACGGTGGCGTGCGTCGTGAAAATCTGCGGCGGCGTGCCGGCCGCGCCGGAGTTGTAGACCCGCCGGAACGCGGACATGTGCGTGACCGTGAATAGCCTCGCCTGCGTCGTGAGGCCAGTTCCCGAGCCACCGGTGGCCCCGCGCTCCATCACGGCGCTCGAAATCAGCGCGCCGGTCGCGCTATAGATCGCGAACGTCGCGCGGTCGTCCTCCAGAAAAATCTCATACCAAGCGTAGTCGGTTGTGGCCGGCGCCGTCATCGTCGCGCCCGCGCCCTCCGTCCCGTTGAACGCGAGGATCGGCTGAAGCGAACCCGCACCGTCACGGCGGAAGAACGCGCCGTTTGTCATGACCGCGGTCGTCGCGCTGGACTGGTCCGAAAATCCCAGCTCCTCGAAGCAGTTCGATGCCCCGACAAGTCTGTGTCGGCCGCGGTAGAGCAATCCGACCCGCGCGCTGAGCGGAAATTGCATGTGGCTGGATTCGAGGATGCCCTGCGCCGTCGTCACGCTGAGGCCGCTGTTCAGCGCCTCACCGGTCGTCGTCGTTTGCGCCGATACCATCGTCGCGGTGGTTTCCACCCACTGGTTCAGATTCCGGGTCGTGCCCTCGAACGAGTCGGACAGCAGAATCGTTTCGTCCCCGCCGATCATCAGCGAGCCGACCGACGAAGCTCGAATCGTCTGCGCGACCTTGTAGTTTTTGCCAGAGAGGATGGTGCCTCCGGCTGTTTCGGCGACCGATGCTCTGTTGACTGGATTGAGAACGTTTCCAGCCGTGTCATAGAGAATGACGCGCTGCTGCCCCGCGGAGTCAACCTCCCCTGAGTTCGATGTCCCTATCAGGCGGAAACCGTATGCCATGCGCTAATTTTCAATTTGCCACGTATCGGAACTTGAACGTTCCTTTCGCCAGGCCAATCACAACGTCGAAATTGACCGTCATGTTTGTCCCGCTTGGCGCGCCGCATACCGCTTGGATGCAGCCGGCGGCTTGGGCGTGATTCGCTGCATTGTTGTCGCCGGTTACATCAGTGCTCATGAAAAACGCTTCCGCATAGGTGAGCCCGGCTAACGTGGCATCGGAGACCACCTTCGTGGCGGTGTCCGAAAACGTTGCCCCGAAGTCGACGACGTCGAACCCCTGAGTGCTCATGCATCACGAGCCGCGCAATTCACGGAACACCAGTTCGGCGTACCAAGTCGCCGACGGCGGCGCGACGCTGAATTTGAGGGCGATGATGCCGCCCGCTGGCACGAGGATTTGCTCCGCATCGCTGGCGAGCCACTCGAAACCGGTGAGGATGTTGAAACCGCGCTCCAGATCGATTTCACCGTCGGTGCCCTCGGCGCTCGCCGTGATGCCGCTCAGTGCGGTTCCGAGCTGGGCGTTCGAGGCCGGCATGATCGGGTTGTTTTTGGTGATGGTCGTGCCGAGAACCGCGGCAGTGACTGTCGCCGCGGCGGTTTTGCGGACGATCTTGCAGGCGATCTGCGTAGACGTGACCGACGCCTGCTGGCTGAGCGATGCGCGCAGGATTTCGATCGGCCCCGCGGTGCCGGCGGCGAGCT